GTCGATCGCCCACTTCAACTCTGGCATGGGCCTATCCTTCCACTTAGTCAACTGGTTCAGCACCAGGTGCATCACGGCCGCACGCCATTTCGTAAAGGCGTTAGCGAGGGAAGGGGGGGGAATACCCGCCGATAGGAACTGTGCGCCTAAGCGCATCGCCTCCTTCAGGCGGGTCTCATCCTCGCTCCCATACCACTTCACCGAAGGGTACGCCATCTGCGACAGCGTGCGAGGTAGATCGCACACCACCGCAATTGTGGCATCCCATTCGTGAACGGCCTGACGCGCGTGGAAGTAATACCCCACGTACAGAAACGGCCTGATGGCCAAGTAGGCAATCACAGCCCTCTTGCGCCACTCCAGATCCGTAGTCTTGTACGTGTGCTTTTCTGACGGCTGCACCACAGGGGTACTGTACTCAAAGCCGAGGCGCACGGTTTTGGACACCGGTTGGTCCAGGGGGAAAGGCACTTGGCCAAACTGTTCAAGCTTGACCACAAAGCCCATTCCCTTTCCCTGCTCCTCGACAGCCGCACTCACTGTGCTCTCCCGCAGGTCGCCCTCCGGCTGGCGGCGCTTGATGTCCGCAAGCAGCCGCATGATGAAGATGTGCATCAGCACGTCATTCACCTTGCTCTGCAACAACATACCGGATGGCCCCGCATGGCGCCACGTGTAGGCCACATTTCCTGCGACCAACACACGGCGCTCGCGCATCAGTGCGAACCACAGCCCCGCGGCCATCTCATCAAAGCCTGCCAGCCCCTGGTAGAACACACGATGCACATTCACTGTGACGCGTGCGTGCTGGGTGAGGTCAAAACTGCTGCAATCCAAAGCGAACATAGTTACCTTGTCGCCTCGGAAATGGATGATCCAAGAATCATCACCACAATGCAGCAGCCCAAACTCCTCCAGAACACCTTGGCCACACATGGTCTCCACCCACTTCTGAGCCCCGCCCGCCGCGAGGGCAGAGCCCATAGAGGTGAACGCACCAGCTTCCAGCGTGGTGCTCTCCGCCTCAAAAGGCTGTGTGGCCCGCATCATCAACAGCTGAAGCTGACGTGGCACCACGTTGTAGAAACGCAAGTGCCCCTGATTCAGCTTCTCCTCGGTGTAGTAATCCTGCTTCGCCTTTCCCATGAA